GCATGCCGAAAAATTAGATGTTTTAGATCTAAAAGTATATGCTCAAGAAAAAAAGATAGAATTAAATCATAATATTATAAATGATATACATAATGATTTAAGCATTTTGAGAAATGATATATCTTATATGAAAGAAGACATACATGAAATCAAAAATCGATTAGAATAAAATAATGTTTTTTTAAAATTTGAAAATAATTCGATTTAAAAATAATATTAATAATATAAGAAATGCCTCCTAAAAAAGCTATTCTTGAAGAAAGTATCTTAAATTTTATAAGGGGGACTGGTTCTACTAATGGTATTAAAAATGAAGCAAATTTTGAAGATATATTAAATTCAATTAAGTATGAAACTCTAGATACAAATAATGATGGCAAGATTGATGCATCCACAACCGGATATTATTATGAACGTTTATGGGATTTATGTATTAAATTTAATTTAACCAATTTAACAATAGATGACAAAATCGTAACATCTCATATATTTGGCAATCCAAATGAAGGATCAGAACAACTTAAAATTGATTGGGATAAAATAGGTGGTTTGAGGGGTTTTTTAAATGAAAAAGTTCGAAGTGGTAGTTCGGGTGGATATTCTGATATAACTTTTATTAATAAAAACCAAGATAATACAGAAACACTATATTTTATATCTGTAAAATATTTTAAAAATGAAAAATCGATTGATAAATATGATATAGGCAAACTATGTGCTTTAATGAAAGAACATGAAAAACCGGATAGAGAAATAAAAATATTTATATTTTTAAAAAATAAAATCGCATCAATCGCAAAATTTAAGGCACAAATGTCATCAAGTAATATATTAATTCGATATATTAATCCACATGGAAAATATGAAAATGTTTATGATACACAGGATTTACATAAATATTATTTTAAATTAAGACAACTTTTATCTCAATATAATTATTTTGAAAAAGATATTGATATTGATAATTTTGAAAAAGAATATTTGGGAAAAATTATGCCACCATTTATTCCAAGATTTCATCAAAAATTATTTATTGATAAAATAAGTGATTTAATTATAATACATAATGAACAAGGGATATTAGTTGGTGCTATACCTAGGTCTGGTAAATCATATATTATGGCTGGGTCAATATTAGATTATGTCAAAAAAAAATTTGATGGTAAAAAATATTTTAATTTTATAATAATCACACCTGCTCCAAATGAAACATTTGGAGAATATATGGATATATTTCAAAAATTCATTGATTTCCAAATCAATAAAATAGATGTAACCACATTTGATAAGAAAATAAATGTTTCAGATTTAAAAAAAGATATGCATAATATAATAATTGTATCAAAGCAAAAATTGGGTTGGGCTGAACCAGGAAAAGAGGGGGTTGAAAAAATCGAAAAAATAGATGAAAGATTAACAACTACGTTTGGAAACATTATTGGAAATATTGAAATCATGTATTTAGATGAGGCACATTTTGGAATGAGTACACAAACATCTATGGAGATTTTAAACATATTAGAAAAGTTTGGCAAAGTTCCAAAAGTATATGTTACAGCGACATATAATAAACCATTGAAAATTTATAATATTTCTGAAAATTGTAAATTAACGTGGGATATCAATAACATAAATATTATGACAAACTTAACGGATAAAAGTATAAATAATAATTTAATAAAAGATCAATTTGGATCAGATATTTATGAAAACGCGTTAGAATATTTTGGTGATAGGTCAGGTAAAGATATTATCGATAATTTAATACAAACATATTCAATTTTTCCAAAACCATATATGATTACATCCATTTGGGATATTGATAAAATTAATATAGAGAAAAAGAAAATTGGGAATACTAATTATGGATTTGATATGGCGAAATTATTTATGACACAAAATCAATCTTTTAAAAATGGACCACAAGTAGTCGAAATGTTGAGATATTACTTTGGGCAACCAGAAAAAAATATGAATTATGAAGACGCGAGTTTTTACACACAGAATGGCATAATTCCAAGAATTAAAAAAATATGCTCTGGAAAATCTAGAACTATGCAAGAAGGCAATAAATTAACATCTCAGCTATGGTTTTTACCAGTGGGGAGCGAAGTTAAGGGTGAATCATCTATTGAGGATAAAACAGCTGCATTATTAGAATTAATTATGAATAATAATGAATTTAGTTCATTAGAATATCATTATTATGTCGCGGTAAATATTAAAAATAAAAAAGGATTGGATATGAGTAATAAATATATAACATATATGACGAATCCAAAAAATATTAAAAAAGAAATAGAAAAGGTTGAACATAATCTAATAAGTGATAATAATGAATATAAGGGTCGAAATTTAATAATACTCGCTGGAAATCGATTACAATTGGGTATATCTTTGAGGAGTGTAGACATTGTAACAATGTGGAATAGTATTACGAGTAGCGATGCTATATTTCAAATGTTATTTAGATGTATGACAGAAGTAGATGAACCAGAATGTGAAAAAAATGGAGGATATTGTAATCAAAAAAGATTCGGATTTATGGTTGATTTAAATCCACAGAGAGCTATGACAAATGTCAATTTATTTAGTGAAAATATTACATATAAACAAAATGCATCAGATACCGACAAATATAGACAAATATCTGATATTATAAATATAGATTCAGATAAAATGATAGACCAGTACGGAGAAAACCCCACTCAAAGCGATATGGATAAATTTACACAAGAATTATTTAATAAGTTTTATGAAAATTGGAATTCTGATGTATCAAATATTAAAAAAATAACCGAGAACTTTAATTATGATATGACATTTTTAGATAAAGTATCAGATGAATTAAGAAATATAAAATTATCAAAAAATGCAAGAACAATAAAAGTAAAAATCAAAACCCCAAATGTTAAAGTAGAGCCAGGGGCAAAAAAAGAAAAAGTGTCTGACGCGGATAGAAACAAACTAATCAAAGAAGAAATGGAAGTAAAAGATATACCGATTGAAGAAATCGCAGCCGAATTGATCGCTGAATTAATATCACTATTAAATATATTTACATTATATTTAGATTCAGATGTTAAATGTATATTATTAAATGATAATAAAAGTATTAAAAATGTAAATATAATATCAGATATTAAAGAATTAATAAATATTGTATTTGACGATATCAACTCTAAAAATACATTCTTAAAAATATTAAATGGTCGTTTGGGTGGAGATGATAATGATGAGTTTCCTCCAAAGATTATAGATATTATTGTAGAATCAATCAACAATTCAACCGATAAAAATAAAATGGGTAAATTAATACATGATCAAAAAAAGCATTATTATACAATTAAAGAACCCGATAAATTATTGGAATATTTAAATGATAATTTGGCACCTAAAAAAAAAGAAAAAGAAGAACACGGTGAAGTATTTACACCGATAAAACTGGTAATAGAACAATTGGATTTATTACCAATTGAAGTGTGGTCGAATCAAAATCTAAAATGGTTAGATCCGGCGGTGGGTATTGGAAATTATCCAGTAATTATATATCTTAGATTGCTAAAAGGTTTAGAAAAATGGGAGCCAAATGAAGAAAACAGACGCAAACATATATTGGAAAAAATGATATATATGGTTGAAATCAGTGATAAAAGTATATTTATTTTAAATAAAGTATTTTGTGACATAAATAGTGGGGGACAATACAAATTAAATATTTTTAAAGGTAGTTTTATAAAAGATGATGATTTTGAGTATTATACTACTGATATACAATTTAATATAATATTAGGCAATCCACCATATAATAAGGGTGGAATTAAGTCTAAAAATACAGATAAAGTTCAAAAGGATCAAAAAGGATACGAAACCATATGGCCTAAATTTGTAGAAAGATCATATGAATTATTAATAGATAATGGATATCTACTATATATACATCCAGCAAGTTGGATTGGATTAAAATCATATAATGGAGAATTATTAACTAGATATCAAATAATGTATTTGAAATTTTATAATTATGGCCAAGCATTAAATTTATTTGGAAATGAATCTGGTAAAATACCCCTAACTTATTACTTGACGCAAAAAATTAACACAAAAAATGATACATTAATATATGATCATTGCCAAGAAACATATATTCCATTTAATATTTACGAAAATAGATTTATACCAACCGAATCGATTAATATGATGAAAAAAATATTTGAATTTACTAAAAAATATGGGGCGCTACAAAATAAATATTCATCATGTAGAAATAAAAAAGAAGTATCGGATACAAAATCATCCGAATATAAATATCCAATTATAAATATTACATATGGAAATATAGGCATTAAATATAGTAAAATAAATAATAATAAAACGAATGAAAAAAAATTAGTATTGTCTAATTGTTCTATGGGATATCCTATATATGATAATACTGGATTGTTATATGCATCATCTAGTGATAATTACTTAATATACTCCAATAACAATGAATATGAATTAAAACAAATACAAAATTATTTATATACAAATATACTATTTTATTTAATAAATATTACAAAGACAAGGCAAAATTTCTTTGATAATAAAATATTTTCAATAATTCCTGACATTACAAAAATAACAAAAGAAAAAGATATAACAGACGATTTCTTAATTAAATTATTTAAGTTAACAACAAATGATATAAAATGTTTGGAAAAATATAAAATATCAGGTGAAGGTAGATTAACAAATGTTAAAATAAATGCATTTAAAAACTTTGATATCAATGTCCATAAAAATATACCCAAATCAGAAACTAAAAAAACTTTAAAAAAATCAATTGAAAAAACGGTGTCTATTCCAAGCAACTTGTTTAAAACGCAAAGTTCAAAATCAATTAAAACATTTAAGAAAAGACCCGATCCAAAAAATAATGGTAAACAACAAATATATAATGAAAAAACTGAGAGATGGAATACAGATACAGAAGCAAATAGAAAAAAAATATTGACACAAAAGAAATAAATCATTCTAATAATCGATAAATCATATAATTATAATTTTCCACCTGTTTCCCAATAGTAATTTGAAATTTTTTAATATTTTTTGTAGTATTATAAAAAGAATACAGCACACCGCCTAAAACTTCCAAACAAAATGACCAACTTTGTAACCTACTCCAAGAAAATCGCCATCATTCGCAATCTCAAGAAGTCCATGATGGCAACAAAGATTCAAAAGACATGGCGCATGCACCAG